GATGCCCAGGTCTGCGCCGGTCAGGTCGATGCGACCGCCGTGCAGCTCGACGTAGTCGCCAAAGCTTAGGCCGGACCAGTTAGTGTTGCCGACCAGCGTGAGCCAGCCGGTCGCCGCGTCCAGCGTCGCCGACTGGATGTTCTGCCCGATCGCCCCTTGCTGATCGACGCCACCGTTCGCGAGGATGACGCTGCCGCCGTAGCCGGTGGCCGTGCCGGTGCCGCTGATCAGCGTGAACGTGGTTGGGGTCAGGACCGTGATGATCGTCGGCGTGGTGATGTTCGGGAAGTTGACGATGTCCCGATTGCCTTTCGTGGTCACGTACTGGCCCGTCACGAACGTGTAGGCGCCGTCGTGCGTCACCGTCCAGGTCGTGTTGCCAGCCTTGGCGATGGAGATGATCTTCGCGACAGGCCGCGTCGCGCTAGGCGCGGTGACCAGTCGGAACCGCGGGCGCAGACCCTTCTGGTGCGCCGGCTTGACCGCAGTGCGGGTCGCGTAGTGCGACCAACCCACATTCGCGTCGATCGCCTTGCCGAGGAACGCCACGTCGTTGGCGCGGGCCTCGATGCGGTAGCGCGAGGCCGCCTTGATCTCACCGTTCCCCATCACAGCGCCGGCGGTCACGACGCGGTCGGTCGTCGCCACGGTGACGCGGTGATCGCCGATCAGCGTGCCGCTGACCTGGACGTCGCCGCCGCCGAAGATGCTCACTAAGGCGGCCGAGGTGGCAGTCGTGCCGGTAAAGCGGAACCCGGCGCCGTCGTGCGCGCCTTTCATGTTGTTGTAGAGGTAAAGCTTGCAGGTGCCGAGCGCAGGCGTGTAGGTCGCAGCGATCGACGGCAGCGCCGACTCGTCCGAAAAGCCGGCCGTGATGGTCTTGCGGTCCGGCGAAATGTACTTGATCGCGAGGTTCGGGTAGTTCAACCTGTTGTCGACCAACCCGTCGACGTGCACCCAGTCGGACAAGTAGACCGCGCCGTTCTGCCCATCCGCCGGCAGCGCCGTCTCGAGCACGATCGTCAGGATCGTGCCGGCCGCCGCGTTGTAGGCCACGCCCAGGTCTGCGGTCGACTGGTAGATCGCGGTGATGTTGATCGGGTCCGGCACAGCGTCCGGGCCGGTGTCGTCGTCCGCGTACAGCGTCATCGTCGCGAACTTGTGCCTCGAGCGCACCATCGACGCTTCGACCTCGAGCGCGCCCGGCTGCACGATCGGCTTGTCGAGCACGATCGTCGAGTCGGTGCCGACATCGAGCACCGACCCGATCAGCGCTATGATTGCCTGGCCGTTCGAAGTGTTCTTCTTCGTGACGATGTCGCCGGCCGCGACGCCTGCGAAGTTGCTGTAGGCGGCGAGGAAGTCGGCGGGGGTCTGGAAGTCGGGCACCGCCTGGACGGCGCCGCCAGTAACTTGCACAAGCGGAACGAACGAGCCGTCGCCCTTGTCATCGACCTGCGCAACGGACGTGCCTGAGCCTGCCTGAACGGCCATATCAACCTCGAGTCAGTGGGTGCCGGGCTATTCGGCCGGCTGCGTGGACGCGGCGTCGCCGTCGTCCTGCGTGGTGTCGTCGGCGTCGGCAGCGCCAGCGCCGCCGGCCATGTTTAGTGGCGTAAGCGGATCGTCCAACCCAGGCAGAGGGTCCATGCCCTCCTCGTCCCGGATCTCGTTCCGCGTATAGATGCCCATCTCGGTCATCGTCCGCGCCCAGGCCGCCCGATCCTTCTGCGCGCCAGCCAGCAGGTAGCGCGTGTCGAACTCGGCGTAGAGCGGACCCGAGCCGTCGAGCAGCATCTCGTCGATCCGCTGCGTCCAGGCGGTGTGCCAGGGCGCCAACGTGTGCTTCACATGCGCGGCGAAGAACGCCTCCGAACTCGCAAAGGTGGCCGTCTTGTCCGAGTGCCCGACCATCAGCGGGAACACCCCGAACGCCCGGCACACCTCCTCGACCTGCATGCGCCGGGTCTCGAGGTGCTGCGCGTCGACGCTGGTCATCGAGGTCGGCACGAACTTGGCGCTCCGGTCGAGCACCATCGCCTCTCCGTCGCGCCCGGCGGCCTTCTTCAGCGCCGCGCGGAGCTTTTCGTACTGATCGGCGGACAGCGTGCCCTCAACCGAGTAGATGCCGCTCGTCTTGACGCCGTTTTCATGGAACCCGGCCTGCGACTTCTCGCTGGCCATCGCGAGGCCCACCGACTGCCGCGCCAGCGACACGGCGTCCATCGCCTTGACCCAGTCCCACTGCAGGCCCTGCAGCACGAACACGTCCTCGGGCGGGAACTCGCCGATATAGCCCCACTCGTCCCACACCCGGTAGCGGACCTCGTAGCGGCTCACCCGCCGCACGTCCCACTGCCCCGGCATGATGGGGATCAGCTCGCGGACCCGCCGGTTGTCGCCCCGCACCTTGACCGACAGCCCGGTGCCGGTCAGCGCCGCGTGCATCGTCATCTGCCGGCGCCATTCGTAGCTGGTCTGCCACTCGTTCGGGCGACGCGCGAGCAGCCGGTATTCCGGGATATTCGTCGCCATCTCGCGCCGCCCGCCCGCCGTCTCGCGGTAGACGTGCAGCTTCGGCGTCGCGCAGCCGTCGGCGATGACCTTCACGCACGCCAGCACCGTCGAGACCTGCAGCGCGGTCGACGCAGACACCGTGACACCGGCGACCGTGCGCCCGCCCATGCCGTCGATTGCGTTGGCGATCTGGTCGTAGGTGAGCTGCGTCGCCTTCGACTGGAAGGCGCCACGCAGGCGGTCAAGCAGGCCCAACGCCGTCCCACCAGGACCGGCCAGCTCCCGCCGGATTGAGCGCCAGCAGCGTGGCCGCGTTGAACATGGCGAGCAGCGGGTCGATCTTCGCCGTGCCAGCCGCTTGCTTCGTGATGACCACAGCGTTCCCCCTTGCTTCGACCTTCGCGTTCCCGACGCACCAGGTCATGAGCCGACCGCCGCCATGCCACAGCGCGCGCTCGGCCAGCTTTCGTTCGCAGGTCTTGATCGCGCCAGTGAGGCGCCAGCCTTGCGAGATACCCGTCACCATATCGGCCGGCACGCCCGCAGCCTCGATGGCCTCGAGCACGCCGCCGATCCCGTGCGGGTCGACGCCGATTCCAGCCTTCTCCGGCAGCAGGCCGGCGGCGTGCACGCGCGCCACGAGCTCGGCGACCTGCTGCACGTCGTCGCCGATCTGCTCGACCAGCACCAGGTCGCCGTCGGCCGCGAAGTCGGCCAGCCGCGGCGCAATCTCCTTGCGGCGCTCGAGCACCGACGGATGCGCCCAGGCCCGCATCCACGCCAGCCAGCGGCCGGTCTCGCGCTCGCGACCCGCCACGCACATCCCGAGCAGATCGTCGAGGCCGCCGCCGTCGATGCCGACGACGCACACCTCGCAGCGCTCGAGCACCTGCTCGAGCGTGAGGCCCCCGGCCAGCGCCTGCGCCGGCCAGAATTCCGCGCCCGCCCAGGCCGCCGACATCAGCGCCAGGCCGACTTCGACGTTCAGGTGCTGCGACGCCCACGCCCGCAGCTCGGCCTCGCCGGTGCTGCGCGCCGTGTCGCACTCCTCGATCAGCCGCTCGACCGTGATCGACCGGCCCGCGTTCGGCGTGACCATGTGCCAGTGCGCCGGGTCGGCCCAGGGCTTCGCCGGGTCAACCTGCATCTCGCGCGGAAACTCGTACAGCACCGGCAGCATCGCGCCCTGCTGCGAGCCGTCCCGGATCGCCCGGGCCTTGCGCAGCTCAGCCTCGAACACCCCCGTCGGCGCCTCCTCAGATTGCGTCGTGATGAACGCGAGGAACGCCTCGGGGAAAGGCAGCATGCCGCCGCGGAGCTGGCGGATCGCGCTGGCCGCCTTCGATGCCTTCGCGACGACGTGCAACTCGTCGATCAAGATCCCGGCCGCCTTCTGCCCGGTCAGCACCGCCGGGTCGAAGGTCATGATCTGCAGCTCGGCCTTCGTGACCCGGTGCACGATGGTCTTGAGGTGCTCGCGCACGTGCAGCTTCGCGTCGAGCACCGGGTCGAGCCGGATCGCCCCGGCCGCAGCCGAGAACGCCAGGTCCGCCACGTCCTGCACTGGCGCGGTCATGATGAACGGCGCCCGCGGCCGCGCGTTGAGCAGCAGCGCGGTGACCATCAGCAGCGCGCCGTAGGTGGTCTTCGAATTCTTCTTCGGCACCAGCAGCAGCAGCTCGCGGATCCGCCGGTGGCGCGTCACTGGGTCGAGCGACCCGAACAGCGCGCGCACGATGTCGCGGAACCAGTCGCCCGCGGCGTCCTCCATGGTCGGCGTGCCGGGCACGTCCGCCAGGCGCAGCCGGTCGAACACCGCGACCGCCCGGTCACCCTCTGCGGCGTTCAGCGGCAGCGGCGGAACCAGCGAGCGCCCGTCGCGCAGGCGTTCCTTCCAGTCCTTGCAGCTGAGGTCCCAGCGCTCGTCCGTCACTGCACCGGGCCGGCGGGCGGCGTGTCGAGCAGCCCTTCCCAGCCGGTGCCGTTGTGCACCGTGCGCGCCGCGGTGTCAGCCGCGGCCTTCTTGCCCTCGCGCGCCGGCGCGGCAGGCGTGGCCGCCGCAGCCGGCGGCGCGGTGACGCCCGGGATATCGGCGGGCGCCGGCGGCGCAGCGACGCGCGGCTCGTTGGCGAGGTAGGCCTTCGCCGCCGAGGTGTTCCCGCGCTTCGCCGCAGCGAACAGCGCGTTCAGGACCTCGAGCCGCTTCCGGGCCGCCTCGGTCGAGAGCTCCACGCCGTACCACTTGCCCAGCGTGTCGACGTGGATCCCGAGCGCCAGTGCGATGTCCTCGTGACGCATCCCGCCGCCGGCCGCGGCCGCCACCTGGCGGCGCGTCGCCGGCGTCGGCTGATGCGGCGGTCGGCCGCGGCCGCGCGTGGTCGTGGCTTTCTTCGGCGTGGTCATTCATCCGTCCCCGGTTTCGGAGGGGGCGAGAAAAAAAGGTCCGAATGGGATAGGGCGAGGTTTCCGGCCGTCACCCCCGCAGAGATCTAGCCCCCCCCCGTGCCCTTGAATGGTGCGTCGCAGCGTTTCCGCTTCGGATTTCACTTTGTGGCATGCCCCGCAGAGCCCCTGCAGGTTCGCCAGATCGTTCGTGCCGCCCTCCCAGAGCGGCACGACGTGGTCCACCTCGTTTGCCTCGGCGACGCGCCGCTCGAGCCTGCAGTGCACGCACAGCGGATCGGCGTTCAACACCTGCGCCCGGATCCGCATCCACGGGCGGCCAGCGATGCGGGCGACCTCGAGCGGCGACGCCACGCCGGTGCGCAGGGTGCCGACGCGCGGCCGCAGCATGGTCAGGCGCGCCATGTCAGAGAACCCGCCCGGTTGCCCGGACGGGTGAATCCAGCAAGCCCGGGCGCTGTGCGCCCTGCCCCACCAGAGGAGACTCGGTTTGGAAGCGACGACGCCCGCGCAGCGGGTAGCCGGGCGGGCGTCGGGTAGCGCTGAGGCACGAAGCCCAGCGAACAGGAATGGAGCGCATATTCTGCCGTTGTCCTGAACGTGTCAAGCCACAAGGAATCCGGGCTCACGCCGAAGCGCGGCCTCGGCGCGGGCCAGGGCCTGCAGGTAGCGGGGCTGCAGCCACCGGTGGGCGACCTTGGAATGGTTCCCCACGGTGTCCCGGTGGACGCCCGCGGTGTCCGCCACGCGCCCGAGGTCGACCTGCTGTCCAGCCCAGCGCCGCACGCACGAGTCGCGCAGGACGTAGTGCACCTTCCGCCCTGCGAACGCCTCGACCGAAGCCTCGAGCACCACGCCTCGAGCAGCGTTCCAGGTGGCGTCGATCGCCCACCCCGAGCAGCAGGCGCGGGTGCAGTTGCACGGGCGGGCTCTGGAGGCCAGCTTCAGGATCAGCAGGGCCTGGTCGAGCGGCTCGAGCTCGCCCAGGCCAGCCAGGATCATGCCGGCTTGGCCTGGGGCATCCGCCCGAGTCACGATGCTGCGGCCACCAGGCGTGCCGCGCAGGGCCGCCAGGGTGTCGCGCTGCGGCGACCTCGAGCGGACCTGCAGCGCCCAGCGCAGCGCGGATTCGGCGTCGCGGAACATCGCGTCATCCGCGGCGCTATCGGGAAGCAGGCTGTCGGCGGTGCTCATGTCCCCGTCCCTCGGCGCACGTCGCGCTCCAGTTCCTCGCGCTGCGACGGGGTAGCGCCGACCGCCTCACGACGCAGCATCGCCAGCAGTTCGTCGCGGGCGGCGTGGTCCTTCGTGAGGTGCGGCCGGAACGCGCAGCGCTCGGCGATTGCGCGCTGCAGTGCGCGGAACCGTTCGTCGGTCATCGCTGCGCGCCCCACCACATCGACTCCCGCAGGGCCTCGGCGATCTGCCCGAAGCGCTCGGCGCGCAGTTCGTGCTCGCGGGTGAGGTCAGCGGCAGCCTTGCCCGAGCAGCGCCAGAGGTCGGCCTTCTTCGACTCGGCCACCTGTTCGGCCAGGGCGAAGGCGATCAGCTCGTTCGTGTCCATGCTCGCTCCCTCGGTCATGCTGCGTCGGACAGCAGGTCGCCCTGCTGCGCCTGCAGCAGGCGGACGGTGATCTCGGCGCGCGGGTTGCGCCGGTCGATGCAGTGCTCGACGACCTTGCGCCGCACCTGGCGGTCGTTCCGGTAGACGCCGGCCTGCAGCAGCACGCGCGCCTCGGCTTTGCCCTTGTAGCGGTCCTGCAGCACGTCGAGCACCACCGACTCGTCGAGGTCGGGCCGCTCGCTGGCGTACCAGATCCGCAGGGTGACCTCTACCGGCCCCTCGAGGCGCAGGCGCGCCGCCGGCGGGATCTGGCGCAGTGCGTCGCGTTCGTAGTTCCGCGCCTTCTCCGACTTGATGACCGCGGGCCGGCCGGCCATCGCGACGATCTTCCGGCTGTTGGCTTTGCTGGCCGGCTCGCCCAGGATCACGAATGAGATCACGCCGGCCTCCACTGCCGCCCGCCGCAGACTTCGTCGCGCGCCAGGCTGGCCGACACCAGATCGCGGCCCATCGACTGCAGCACGCTGGGCTCGGCGCACATCCGGTGCTCAATGGCCACCACGTGCCGCAGCTTGGCGTGCGCGCAGGTCTCGCACTCGCGCTCGGCCAGCGTCGTGACGGTGCGCCACTGGGCCGACGGGGCGTTCACCGGCCACCCCCGAAGCTGTACTCGTAGATCCGGCCTTGCTCGTCGCGCATGGGCTCGTGGTAGCGGCCGGTCACGCGGTCGTACTGCAGGGTTGCCTTGCCGATGCGACCGTGGTGCTTGAAGCGGACCTTCTGGACGTGGATCTCGACGTCGTTGGTGCCTGCGTCGTAGTCGCGCCAGACGGTGACGCACTGGTCGGCCTTGTTCCACCAGTGCTGGCTGCCGGCGATCATGTCGGGGCGCGGCACGGGGAGCTTTCCGCCGTCGCGCGGCTGCTTGGCGGGGTGGGCGATGATGATCACGTGCACGTTCCACTGCCGGGCCCAGCGGCGCACGAAGCCCAGGGCCTGCGAGATGTAGTCGGTCTCCTTCTCGCCGGCGAGGATGCCGTGGCGGATCTCGTTCCACGGGTCGATGACGAGCACGCGCTTCGTGTTGACGTCGAAGTTCGCGAAGTGCAGCGCGGCCTGCTCGATGACCTGCTCGATCGTCAGCGACTCCTCGCCGGGGTCCATGAACGCAATGCGGTCGCCCAGCTCCATCGCGGCCTCGTCGGCCTCGTCGTAGTCCATGCGGGTGGTGGGCCCGCGCCCGAAGGGCTTGCCGAGCCACTTCTCGGTGAGCTTCGAGAGGTGCAGCTCGAGGGGCATGTTCTCTGGCGAGAAGTACGCGACGACCCAGTCCTGGCGCACTAGGTTGAGCGCCATCGCGTCGACCCACTCGGACTTGCCGCAGTTGGGCCAGCCGGTGACGACGGTCACGAGGCCGGGGGCGACGGTGTACAGCTCGTCGACGGTCAGCCAGCCGGTGGAGTCGCCGCGCTGCAGGCCGGTCGACCAGAGGACGTTGAGCCTCTTTCGCAGGCTGGCGGCGGTGCGCAGCCGGGTCACTTCGGGGGCGTTCTCGACGGTCAAATCGCCATCTCCTCGCGGCCATCGGGCCGGTAGTAGCGCCCACCGCAGCGCATGCGGCCGTCGGGGAGCTTGGTCACGGACTCGCCGCCGTGGCGCTCGCTGATGCGGCGCAGGAGCGCTTCGTCGGGGGTGGCGGCCGAGGGCAGAGCGACCACGCCACCGCCGCGCGCCGGCTGTGCCGCGCCGCCTGCCGCGACCTTCGACGCACGCTCGGACCACGAGTTCAGGATCGCGACGACGTAGCCGAACGCGGGTGCTGCGCCGAGGGCCCGACGGCCCTCCTCGATCGCAGCCTGCAGGGTCGCCGGAGCGACGCCTTGGTCGGCCAATGCGATGACCCGAGGGTCGCTTCCGGTGACCTGGACGCCGAGCTTCCGGGCCTCGATCGACAGCACGACGGCAGGCGATGGCTCGCGTGCGGCACTACCGACCGTAAGGGAGGTAGTGCTAGGTGAAGGTGGTGAGCTATCGCGTTGCCATGCGTTTGCTACGTCTTTGCCATCAGGTTTGCCATCGTTTTGCCATGCGTTTGCTATGTCGTTGCCAGCGCCGTCGTCGTCTTCTTCGGCTCCTCGGGATGACTTTTGCCATCGCTTCTTGGCCCCGCGCTTGCCGGCCGCGCTGCGAGCTTCGGAGAT